TCTTTCGTCAACTTCCCATAGGACTCTAGCCGAGGAAATCCTGTGGTGGCATCTAGCACGAGCGACAATATAAGCGTATCGTCTGTTGATATCGGGAAAAGAAGCACATAGGTATTATCAACAAGGAACTTATTAATTTTGATAGTTCCCCCTGCAAGTCCAGGCTGAAACGTCTCCCAATGCGTCGCAACATTGTTTGTGGTCATACTTGTTGTTGCATGAGCCTTTCTTGAGATATCAGGAGCCCATTCGAGAATGTTCCCAATGGCGGTATAGGGCAAATATGCGCCCGTAACACGACAACCCGCTTGAGTCCCCAAGAACGCAGTATTGAAAATAATCTTTCCGCCCACATACTGGATTGTGTAAAGAGTAGAGGCTTGAGTAGTCCAACCCGCGCCCGCTTGTGCCTCTGTGATGGAAACGCTAGGGCTAGAACCACCTGTCAAGCTATTTGTCTGAAGTGTGATCAAAGCTTGCGAAGCAAAGCCAAGCGAGCTTGCAAATTCCACTGTCCAAGGTCCGCCCGCGCTTCCTGTAACAAGTGCGTTCCCACTCCCAATGCTTGAAAGTGCTTGGAGAGCTGTTTGAACAGTAGCCGCACTCGCGTTATAGGCAATAGCTGAAGTATTTTGACCGCCAAATCGAAGGACAAACGTGCCCCCAGTAGGGCTGCCCGTCACTGTAAGTGTCTGCACCTCATCATATTCAGCTTGCACAGTCCATACAGCAGTTCGATCCCAGTAGCGCTGTGTTGGAATAGCACTACAAGTAAATGTTTTATGGTCCCCACTGTCTGTCAATGCCTGATTGGTCATGGTGACATTAGGCGTTGACGTGAGTAAGAGCTGTGCCCTATTTCCATAAGTAGCTGTCATATCAAGCTCCTACGTGTAGGTAACCGCGCCTGTTACCACCATATCCCATGAAACAGTTTCCATATCTTTAATTGGAGCCTTACTTGACATCTTCTCAACAAATGCTGAAAAGCCAAAATTGTGCGTTGTGGAAAGATTCAAGACGATTGCGATTGCTGCATCAGTCGTGAGGCTGTTGAATAGGACAACTTGACCATTGGTGTCTGTCATGTCCAAACGCCCCTGAAACTTCACCTTCGCTCCAACCAAGCCTACCGCATATGTTTCCCAAGGAAGCCCAGCCAAGCCAAATTTCGTTGTGACATGCGACTTCCGGTCAATGTCAAGCGACCATTCATCAATTTCCGCAACAGTTGCAGCCACGACCAGCACAGCACCACCTTTTCCATGAAGAGCTGCCATTTTAAATTGCCTCCGTCAGTACCCGATAACGATCAGTTAAATGCCATTTCAGAATGTTTGCCGTGTCATCGACAATAATTTGACCGTTGTCAAACAAACAGGAAATAGCTCGATAGACACCACCAGCAAGCATTAACGCTGGATTTACCCCTTGCCCATCATCTAATGCGTTAAAAATAGTATCTCGCATTTTTTCTATCTCCAACTTACCTTTATATTCACTCCATCCATGTAATGTTACTAATACATTTTGTCCTTTTTTCCCAAATACATTGCCCGTCGTTGTCATTGACTCACCTAATACCAAGTATGGTGGAGTGAGTCCTATCGGCACATTATTCTCATCAAATACCGCTGCCTTCCCATCTGAATAGGGGAATGAGGCAATCATACCCGCATCATTACGAAGTACCGCATAGATTGCATCCCATACAAATCCTTCAGATGTGATCATCTAAATGATCCTTTTTGACAAAATAGCAGCTATCCAAGCTTGTTTATTGGCTTCTAATGCATTCATTAAGTATGGACGCGCTTTCATCTTATATGTGCCATTATGCACATAAATTGCATAATATACTGTATTGCCTATTTGCCTCTTGAACGGACTTGCAAAAACAGTAATGTCATCTCGAAGCGTCCCCGGAATTTCACCTTTCTTCGGATCTTGAGCAACCGGACAATTGTCCTTCGCATCAGACTGTGTTCTGTCCGCTATATCGTCAAGGGAGTCCTCAGCATCTTGCAGAATCCGCTCAGTCACGGCTAGAGCAAGAACAGCAATATCAGGACCCGTGATCTTCACTGAGATGCCGTCTGCCATCGTTCCCTCACTTCGTACTGCTTAATAATTTGAGTTGTGAGCACCTCAACAGACTCAGGAGAAAGATTCGCTAGCTCCTCTCTAATCAATGCTCTAAGCAACTCTTGAAGCTGTGGACTATTTTCAACAGCTTCAACTTTAATAATCACAGGAACACTTATTGCGTCTACGCTTGCCATATCGCTACGCTCCTTCCCCTTGCAAGGGGGCTATAGTGGTGTTTTTCGCAAAATCACTACGCTCGTGAATATCTGCAATGTCTTCTCTCCGTGAGGAGAAAAAACTTTGTACTCAATTCCGTCAATGACGACCTCATCATTTGCCTGAATGTCCGTGCCGAACGGCGTGTGCAACGTTCTGGAGTCAATGCCGACGGGTTGATCTGCTAAAAATTGCTGTGTTGGCATTGACAATCCAACCATTGCGCACGGAATATTATCCGCAATGTCGATAAGATTGTCTGCACTTCCACCTTTTGAGTCAAATATCTGTGATTGTCGCCTGATCGTGCATTTCTCATTGCATACAGCCTTGACAGCATCCGCCCGTATCCTCGTAAGCTCAAGAGATGGAAGAAGATTCACTACTGGTATCCTTCTCCATAAAAGTTCGGATGATAATGCAATGCAACCTCTTCTTCCGATCTTGGATGATTCCAAGAATGTGGTTCAGTGCTGGTGTTGTGAGGCACGTCAACAACCGTTGAATGTTGCCCATCCCGATCAACTTTCAGTTCCGCATAATGATTCCCGTCTTTTTCGTAAATGCTTCTCACAGCCGCATCGTAGATCTTTTTGTCCACATCCACATAAAAGACTTGATCTCCTATGTTTATTTCTTGACTATTGACAATCATCCTGTTTTACTCCCACTGCTCATGTAATCTAATTCACTCGGAGACAATGAAATCCCTGTATCCTGATTACTAACATTCCCCATTTTGATACTACTTGTCCGTGGACGTTGCTTCCTCCTGTAGGTTTTCGCAAGATTTTGCAAATTCGCGGTCACTTGCCCAATTTGCAAGTTTTGACCATCAACAGTCATGCTATACCGTGTCACATATTGAGCTGCCATTCTCTCCAATAAATCAGCAGATGCACGATAACGATCATGCCAACTTCCACTGATATATACGGGAGGCCACGTATTGGCAGCAAACTGGAAATGCCCAGGGATAGGCTCTATCAAACTTGGCGTTACTACAACGGTGAGATACTGCTTCAAAACCATGCCATCCTCCCAGCCTCCGTATTCAGTCCAATAATCCAAATACTGGATTGTGCTACCTGAAAACGTAGGTTTAGGGATTAAGGGTTCGTTCTTCACATCCTCCCGAGATTCATCAAACACGTCTTGGATCTGTTGATCTGTGAAGATCTGACCACTCCCCGCCGGGAGCGTATCATTGATAAGCGTTCTCACTGACAATATTAAGGTTGCCATTGTGCTACGCACTGCCATCCATTATGGCCTTCCGAATACGAGCGAACCAGCATACGTGATAGTAGGTGTAGAACCTGCACCACTAAATGTCGCTGTAAGACGAATTTGCGTTCCGTTTACTACACTTGTCGGTGAAATGTCAAATGGAATGAAAATTTCACCACTTTGAGCAGTTGTTGACAACGCAATGGCAGGGGCTAAAAAGTCACTATTCCAGGTAGTAGGCACGCCATCATAACAAACATCAATCGAAAACACAACACTATTCGATCCTGAAGCATTTGATGCTGCGGAATAAATGATCCTTGATTTTATCCCCCTCCGTGGCGTACCTCCTGGCAAAATGACAGCAGAACCGTTAAAGGTTGCCGTTTTTGTCACACTTGCTTGCAAAGCAACAAGAGCATCACTTGGCATAATCGTTTCCTTTCTGGCAATTATGCCGTTTTCAATCCGTATATACGGCCTACTGAACGTGTCGACTGATTCATAAGCCCGATAGCCCAGTCGATAAACGTTCTGTATATAACACCGTTATAGATCAATCCTAAATCTTCTACATTAATATCCTCAAACTGCCATCCAAAGAAATGATCCATGCCATAATGAACAGCATAGATGGAAGAATACGTAGAAGATCCTGAAGTCCCGTCTGAATTCTCTGTATTGGGGATGATACGCGTTGTCTGATCTGCTTTATACCCAGGGTCCCGAATGACCGCGCCCTTGTACATTTCAATCGTTCTATCGAACTGATCCTTGGTGATTTCATAACCACCTTGGTTACCCATCAAACGAACAAGGAAGCTGAAACGACGTTTCATGACTTCGTTCATGTAAAGCGTGACGCCATTCCCATCAGGCGCGTCCACACTAGATCGGAAGAGCACACGTCTGAACT